CAATGGCGCGAAACTACTTCCATAGCCACTAGTTCCAGTTGTCGTCACCGTTGGCTGCCTTTGGTTCAAAAGCTGTGAGACGTAATATTGATTCAATAGTCCACTGAACTGATTAACCAACGGAGCAAACGTAGAAGGTGCTTGAAAACCTGCTGCAGTTGAAATAGCTGCTTGACTAGCACCAGCAGGGTCCGCAGTTTGGTAAAGTGTGTTAATAAGACCTTGTTTTTGCAGGTTGACTTGCTTCTCCAAGTCCTGTGCTTGTGCCGTTGCACTATCCGCGATGCCTTGTTTGGCGGCACCAGTTTGGCGAAAGAGGTCGCTCCATTGTTTCTGTGCGGTTCCACTACTGCGTAAACCTCGGTTCTCTAGTCCAAACCCAATTTGGTTTCTTGTTTTTGTGTACTGGTCTGACAACTGAGGCATAGCGTAGTCAATATATGCCTGACGACGTTGGTTGTAGAACTGTGGAGTAAATCCTGTAAACGCCTTATTTACATCCGCTGTTCCCTTTCTAATAGCCGCTTGACGACGGTCCTCAGCGGCTTGTGCTTGGCCTGCGTAGTCAGGGGAACCACCACTTAATGCGTCATAGATTGCAAAGCCCACAATTCACCTTTTGTTAAAGTTTTTTAAAGTTTTTTAACGAAAAAATCGTAACTTCCTGCATTTTGATAACCCATGCTTTTCATCAGTGCATAGAATGGACTATCTTTTGGAACAGGAAAAGCAACGTTAACTGCACCAGCCAACGCCAAGTGATTTTCAACTCCGTTAACCAACAAAAAACTTTCTCTTGGTGTTACTTTTTTTGTCGATAACCAGGCAAAAATAATTGGTGTGTTTGCACCGATGGAGAACCAGCCGATTTTTTCTTCATCCCTTTTAACAATGTGCGTCGGGTGGTAAACACCATGCGAATCGACTTTAGCAAGTTCAATAAGTTCATCAAATTCTTCCTTGGTTTTAATTCTATCAAGATAGACAAATCCGTTAATCATAAAGCCTTAACCTGTAGTTTCTGCTGGGTTGTAATAAATCAACAACGAGCCAAATACAACTGGTAGGCTCGTCTTAGCTACGTCTGGCTGAGATACAGCTTTGGCGGAAAAGTGAGTGCCAATAAGTTGAGACTCCATGTTTCCAAGGTCATAACTTGAATCTGTCAGAACATTCGGAGAAGCTGTGGTCCCAAAATTACTAAATGGCACAAAATTATTACTCTGCGGGTCTGCACTTAAACTAATCTCCCACTTTCCTTCTTTTGCATGACTTAACCCTTGGAAAGACTTTTTATTCCCTGGACGTTTGTCATCCAAGTACGGTGTTTGCAACGTCACAATAGCATATTGGTCATACACAGTGTTTGTAGCTCCGCCATACACATAAAAGCCTCTAGTCGTAGACCTGCAATACACTCTTCTATTCAATACTACAAACTTCTGCGCCGCAAACGTCGCATTATCATCTCCTCTTGGTTCATACTCTGACCACGCAGTTATCTTCGCTGAAGGATGCCTTGACAGTACGTAAATTATTCCATTTAAATAAAGCCAATAGTTCTTTGTCTGTGGTTCAACAATCGCACACGCTCCAGACCCACCTACAGCGTCCAACGCAACTTGTATAAATACATCAATAGGACTTCCAACATCATCAACATACGCATTAAGTGTAACCTCTCTCGACCTAATCGACCTAACTCCTGTCGCATCAAGAAACAAAACATCTAAATCCCCTTGTTGTTGCACAGCCAAAGCCGAAAGAGTTCCAATATTGTCAAGAGTCTGAACCAATTGAAAATTTGCTGGGTCTGCGTCAACCTGCCATAATTGTATCGACCTTTCCGCAATCACCGCAAGTCTACCCTGCAACTGACCAAATGCCACAATGGTGTCTTGGCTCCCAAATTCACTAAGATACTCCACAAACCCAGCACCTGGGTTTTGTTCCTCCCATGAAGTAGGGTCTCCATTTTCAGAAAAGTTAAATTGTGAACCCAACCCCAAGTATACTCTATTACGATAAGTAAAGCACACAGTCGCTGGCATTAGCGCAGAACCTAGATTGTTTATAAACAACCTACCAACACCAAGTGTGAAATCTCCTTCTGTAGACGTAACTGCAATGCTCCATCCATCGGAAAATGCCCACGTTCCGCCAAACGTAATATTCCACCTATCACCCCACCCTGTTTGTGCGTCAATTCCTCCAGAAAAAGGATATGTGTATGTTGGCATTTTTTAGTTCATCCATTGAGGTTACTTGTGAAGTGCAATGAAACTGTGAAAAATATCGTCTTTGACCCGTTAGTTGCAGTCACTGTACACCTGAAGTTTCCAATTACTGTTTGACCGTTAAGTATTAACTTAGAAAATCCAACTGTTGCTGCAGTAGTACTTGTCATCCTTATTCCACTACTTGCCGGGTCACTTAAGGTTATGTCTTGCCCTGCGTTGTTTGTTTCACTCCAAGAAAAGTTAGTGGCTCCGCTTGCCCCTGTAACTGATGCGGTGATGACTCCACTAAGTAAGGCTTGTGGTGTCACCAATATCTTACTAACAATCAAGTTAGGTGGATTTAACGTAAGTCCTACAACTGGCAACGGTGGCGGTAGCGCGCCAACTATTGTTGTAATGTTGCCAGTCGTGACAACTGTTAAGTTGTATGTGACGTTTCCAAAACTAGCAGGTGCAAATACATTCACCGTAGCACCACCGCCAGAGCTGGCGTAGTATCCAGTTTGCCCAGTGAAAAGATTGACTGACGAGATTATATCAGCGGCGGTTTGGTTAAGTGAAGTATTAAAAGGAACCGCACCTCCGCTTATTTGCAAAGTCCCGCTTCCATCCGCATTAGCAGGTGCAGTTAAAGTAACTGTCCCATTCGTACCTGCGTTCAACGTAAACGCCACGCTTGCCGCTTTTGCAGTAACGGAATCTCGATTCTGGTCCACCAAAGTTGCAACTAGATAACCCGCGGTAGACAAAAAAGAAGTTACAGGAGTGAAGTGTATCCCAACTGGACTTTGTACAATCACAGTTCCATTTCTCGCTACAACAGCTCCTCCAATCACTGCGTGATTCGGGTTTGCCAACCAACCTGTGATGAGATTAACTTGTGCAGTTAGGTCTATTGCCAAGTCTGTGTTAGTCTCTACCCCCAAACTGTTTGTTAAAACATACCCATTCCTCGACGCCGCAATTAAAGTTCCATCATAATACGCAAACCCCCTGCCATCCTGAAAAAGTGCAATAACAAAAGCCTTTCCTAGAAAGTTGCACGAACTCAGCACATTCGTCATACCTACTGCTGTTGTAACTCCACCAACTGTAGTAAACCCAGTAGGATGTTGCAATCTTTGGTAGACTACACCTGTAGGAAGTGCAGCGTTTGGACTTGCATCAGAGCCAAACGTCATTAGGCCACTGTCTGTGTCCTGTAATCCGAACGTATTTGTAGGAAAAAGGTTTGCATCCTTTACAAAACTTAACCTTTGTTCAACTTCGCCTCCAGCGTTGATGTGTGCGTTAAATAACTGAGCTAACGTTCCAGGCACAGACGTCAAAACATCTCTACGCCCATCAAGTCCATATTTGAATGAGTTTAATGCGATGTATTTTTCAGCCATACACTATTTCACTCACATTTTCACTCACATGCTACACAAAATGTCGAGTTCAACGATTGAATTCAACCTCTACGGGCCTGCCGGGTCCGAAAGAACTGCAAGCTTGGCAGCATGGTCCATTAACTCCTCGTCTGAAGGAGGACTGCCTTTAATCCATGCTTGGATACTGGAGACAAGCCCAGGGATTTGTTTGTCCATAGCCATGCCAACGGCAACAAACGCAGCGTATTGAGGCACAAGCATAGAGGCAACGCCGCCAACCGCGTTAATGTCGTTGACTATGTTGGTAAGAAGGTTTTTGGTTTCGGCTGGTGTCATAGTGTTAATGTTGTTGACATCATTGTTGATAGTAGTGAATAAGCCACACAATGTTGGATGCTTGGTCTTGCAAGGTTGCAATAGTGGCTTCGATTTGAGGTTTTAAGGCACTGTTGGTTTCGTAGGAAAGGCGCAGTGAGTCGATAGTTTTGTCTGTGGCGGCAAACTTTAGT